CTTCAAATCTCAAAAGAAAATCATTTAATAAATTTGCTCTCATTAATTTAATCACTCTATTCTTTTCATTCTTATCATGTTCATAATCGTATGCACTATAGATTGTATATTTTTTCTTATCCTGTGGAGTAAGAAGATTATATGTGTCTGGAGATATTTTATGTCCCAATACATCATGAGTATAATGAATAGGAATATTCCTTGAAATAGACAATCCATTTAAATTGCTTGCAGAATAATCATTGAGTACAATTTCCCATCTGTCATTTCTTCTGACAAAAACTTTTTGTTCTAATGTGTCATAAATATAATCACCAGTTTTAAATATTCTTGGATAAAAATTTGACCCTGCATAAGCGGGAGCCCCATAAACAGTTTCGATATGAGTTTGTAGTGTTCTACTTGTCATTGGCCAATCATCGTAAACATTTGAAATATCGTTCATCCACAAAATAACCCAACCATAAGTATGACTTCCATAGTATAAATGTGCAATTGTTTCTGGCGTGTCTTCATCCCTGACAGTATACTCATAATGCGAAAGAGGATCTTCTCTATATTTTTCTAGGATATATGCATTTTGAAAAATATTAGTTACATTTTTTGGTTTTCCATTCAACATCAAATCATATTTCTTTTTTTCTAGATAACTAAACATTAGTAACCCTCCGCTGCGTCTGAAGAAGTAACCAACTGAATCTCTTGGAAAGTCAGAGATAGCTCAATAACTGCAGGAGCATCTGTTTCATTGAAAGTTGCAAACGCACCGTTGCCACCATATTTAACAGTACAGTCAGTTAATACACATGGTTTGATTTTGTGAAGAAACTCGGCAGGTCTACCACCCAAGTAGTATTCAACAGTAAATGTATTGGGAACTTGGAAAAAATTTAGGCCTGTCATTTCTGGAAGCATATTCTTTCTTAAAAATTTTATCATGTTATTAATTTCAATAGATTCTTTTGCTGACCTTGGAAGAATACTATATTGATAATTGAATGCCCTAAAATCAATTCCTCTGAATAACATATGTTTATTCGCACCAGAAACTCTACCACCAATAACTTGAGACTGCAAATTACCATCTCCACCAAATGCAAGGCCTCCTGCAAATTGCGTTGCCGATAATGAAAGTTCCCCACCAAGATTGAGTACTTTGTCTAAGAATCCATTATCTTCGCCTGCTACTGCACCAGTTTTACCCATCAACCCCAAGGCGCCACTGTCTGCACCTTCAAATTGGGATTTTGTTGAATTTTCAATATTTTCTGGAAGATGAAGAGTAACACTCCCTATTTTCTCAAGATCAACTGCAGTTCCTCTTGTCTGCATGGTTGTGTAGCCAGGCTGCTCGCCTTTATATGCAGTAAATCTAACAAAATCTTTCATCTCCACAACTTCTTCATGTTCATGCAATGACATTGGATATATATAAGTTTCCCCGCCTGCTGCAACCTGTTGTCTCTGTTGCGTCAAAGTGGATGGTGAGTCTGATGCGGCCATTAAATACTTGCTCCTAAATATTTTAGTACTATTTATAAAGGTTTTTATGAAGTGAGAAAAAGATTTACTTATAGAGGAAAATACAAACCAGTAAATCCAGAAAAATATGCAGGAAATGTGAATAACATTATATATCGTTCTTCATGGGAAAGAAGGTTTATGGTGTATTGCGACAACAACGAAGCAATCACTTTCTGGTCGAGCGAAGAATTAGTAATACCTTACATTTCACCAGTGGACAGAAAACAACACAAATATTATCCAGATTTTGTAATAAGAATCCAAGAAGAAAATAAATCAAGAACCATTGTTATCGAAGTAAAACCAAAAAAAGAAACCAAACCCCCAAGAAAGCGAACCAAGATTACACCAAGATATTTGAGTGAAATGAAAACATGGAGTATTAACGAGGCCAAGTGGAAATATGCGAAAGAATTTTGCGAAGATAGGAAGTGGGAATTTAAAATTTTAACAGAAGATCAACTCGCTCAATAAAACGATATAAATAGTAAAAAACGGCATAAACGAATGACAGACTTTACACCACTATTAAATAGACTCGCTGCTCGAAACATTAGACCAAATACCGATAAAGCAAGGGAGTGGTTTAGAAAAAAGGCAAGAGAAACGAGAATCACAAGGGCATCCCTATTGGGCGATGGGGATCGTTCTGCAGCAACACCTAATATTGGTAGTATGTATTGTTATCAATATGACCCTAAGTATGCAAAGAAGTTGCCATATTACGATGAATTTCCACTTATCTTTATGGTAGAAAGAATATCTGGGGGGTTTGTTGGAATTAACTTGCACTATGTTTCGCCAAGAAATAGAATCGTTGTAATGAATGCATTATCTGAAATTGCATCGAACAAAAGATATGATTCAACAACAAGACTCAGATTATCTTATAATGTTCTAAAAGGTCTGTCTAAATATAATGTCATAAAACCTTGTCTCAAAAAATACTTGTTTACTCATGTTAGATCAAAGTTTGTAAAAATTGAGGCAAATGAATGGGACATCGCATTGTTTTTACCAGTACAAAAATTCAAAAAGGCCGCTGCTTCGAAAGTTTGGTCAGATTCTGCTAGGAGATCATAAATGGCATCAATAGAAGATTTTATTGCAAACATTTCAAAATCTGGCCTTACTCAGGCAAATCGTTATGAACTTAGAATTAAACCACCGCCGAAGTCGTTTCTAACAAATCCAGACAATTTATTAAAATTTCGTGTTCCATCAATTTCTTTGCCAGGGAAAACCATTTCAACAACGGAAACAAAAATTTATGGCCCTATAAGAATGGCACCATACACAACTACATACGATCAATTGACATTTAGTATATATTTGAGCGATAACTTAAAAGAAAGAGATTGGTTTGAAGATTGGTTTCACCAAGTTATAGATTTTACTACACATAAAATTTCATATTATAACGACTATGTGGCACCACAGGCAGAGCTCATTACATATAATAAAAACGATGAGAGAACACACACTGTAACATTTGAGAATCTATATCCATTATCTATAGGCCCAGTTGAATATGCATATGCAAACGAAGAACCGGCGCAATGTCAGATTACGATGTTCTACAGAAAATATCGTTCTGAATATAGTAAAGAGGAGGCGAATAAACGTGTACAGCTTACTGTAACCGGCCCAGAGCTTACTGTAACCGGCCCATAATAATTAAATTATACTTGAAGAGGATAAAATATGTTACCTACAATTAATGCACCAACATATGATTTGACTATACCATCAACAAATGAAAGTGTAAAGTTTCGTCCATTTTTAGTCAAAGAAGAAAAAATTCTTCTGATGGCACAAGAAGGAGAAGAACTACAAGAAAAAATTGATGCGATAAAACAAATTATTGGAAACTGTTTAGTATCAGATGTAGATGTTGATAAACTTTCTACATTTGATATTGAACACATTTTCATCAAACTTAGAAGTAAGTCTATCGGAAACGTAATTGGTTTGAGTTACAATCGGGAAGATTGTAAAGAAGAAGGAGTAGGGCAGGGGGGCTGTCAAATTCCTTTCACATTAGACTTAGAAAAGGCGGAGATTGAAAATCAAGAAGGACACACCAATGAATTGAATCTAACATCAGATATTAAAATCATTATGAAATATCCAGATTTTAATATCTTAAATTCTGTATTAACTGCAGATAGTGTAGATGATGTAATTGATGTTGTAGCTACTTGTATTGACATGATCGTTGATGGAAGTGAAGTATATAATGCGTCTGATTATTCAGAAAGTGAATTAAAAACTTTTGTTGAGAATTTAACACAACAACAGTTTGAATCTATTAACAATTTTTTCAATACAATGCCAGAAACGGCGTGTGATGTAAATATTGTTTGTAGAAAATGTGGATGGAAAAAATCGATGAAAGTAAAAGGAATTACCGATTTTTTTTCCTAAGTTTAAATCATGAGTCCCTTGCATCGATGTATCGAAATAATTTTGCGTTGATGCAGCACCATAAATATAGTTTGAGTGAATTAGAAGATATGATACCGTGGGAAAGAGAGATATATTTAAATCTTTTGATAAACTATATTAAAGAAGAAGAAAAGCGTAGAAAAGACGCAATGAGGAGTTAATATGGAAGAAGAAATTAAAGCATCTGGACATCACCCTGCCGATACTAATGGAGATGGAAAGGTTTCAAAAGAAGAAGAAAAGATGTATCTTGAGTTTAAAAGAAAAGAACTAGAAGATGCTGATGCTCGCAGAGATGCAATGCGTCAAATGGCCTGGTTCTCTTTATTCGGTATGTTACTCTATCCATTCGCAGTAGTGATTGCAGTAGTTGCAGGATTGGATCAAGCATCAAAGATTCTGGGTGACATGGCGGCAACATACTTCGTTTCTGTCGCTGCAATTGTGGCCGCATTCTTTGCGGGCAACGCATATTCAGATAAGAAGAAGTAATAAATGGCAAGTCCTGATCTAAAAGCGGTAACAGAAAAACTTATCAGACAAAACCAAGAGGAATTGTCTGCTTCATTTAGCGCTGCAACCGACCAGTTGCAGTCAGCCGCAGCTAGACAGGCCCTTGTAGAAGTTGCTGATATTCTTGGACAACAAGAAGGTATATCTGTAAAAGAATTTAAAGAAACCAAAAAGAAGATAGACCTTCTTGATGCCGATTTGGCACAACTAGAGGGTGCTACTGACCAAGAAAAGAAAGCACTTCAAGAGATATTAAGAGCATCTCAAGAAAGTATCAAACAAAACACTACATTTAAAAAATCTATTGGTGATCTTGCAACAAAGACAGTAGAAGGTTCAATTAGTGGAATTGGTGGAGTTATTACAGGTGCATTGAGTGGCAGTCCACTATTAGCATTTGGTGCATCATTTGTTGGTGACAGAATTAAACAATTCAGAGAAACAAGTAAGGCAAATAAAGCAGAGGAAGAAGAGAGACAAAGAAGAATTGTAGAACAGAAAAAAATTGAAGAAGAAGAATTTTCTGTTTTAAGAACACAAATATCAAATGAAGAAGCAATCTCAAGAGCAAATATAACATCAGAAGAAGTAGCAGCACAAGCACTTGCAAGAGGTATTACTGAACAAGAAGTTATTGACGAACAGAAAAATGCTATCATTCGTCAGGCAAAAGCAGCAAAAGAAGCAGAAGACGCAAACAAGGCAAGAGAAGATGAAATTGAGTCCATTAGAAAAAGTTATGGACTTGATATGTCAGAATCTCCAGTATCTGTTCCACAACCAGAAACCTCAGTATCAGACGATAGAGAAAATATTACAGTACCATCTCCGTCCGAAAATACTCAAAGTTTATCTACCGATGAAACATCTACTCCAAGTGAAGTTTCTCAAATCACAGCAACTAAGTTGGATGAAGTAAAAGAGCAACTTGGCGAAAACAGTCCATATCTAGAAGAAGTAGTAAATCTTCTAAAATTCTTGCAGGACACTTCTGACAATCCATCTCCATTAGATTTGGAAAATCAAAGAGAAAATAATAGAGAAAGAAAACTTGAACAAGAGTTAGAGAAAACGCAAATCAAACTTCTTGAACAGATTGTAGAGAACACTGGAAACTTAGATGAAATCTCAGGTGAAGGTGGCGGACTTTTAGATGGTTTATTGGGTGGACTTGGTGGACTTGGTGGCGGACTATTAGGTGGCGGTGGTAGAGGTGGAATTAGAGGCGCAATCTCAAGAGCTGGTGGAACAGTAAGAGGTGGTCTAGGAAGAGTTGGTTCAGTAGCAAATAGAGCAAGCGGTGGTAGATTTGGTAGACTTGGTAATCTAATAAGGAATGCAGGATCTGGAATTACAGGAAGAGCAAGAAGTCTAGTCGGTGGTGGACTGAATGTCGCAAGAGGTGCATTGGGGGGAATTAAAAACATTGGATTGAATGCACTGAAACTTGGCGGCGGGGCAGTAGCAGGACTTGCTGCAACTGGAGCGGTGAAAACAGCAAGCGCTGCAAGTAATGTTGCGAGTAATGTAAAAAATACAATGACTTCGATGCCTGATAGAATAAAAGGTGTTGGTAGTGCAATACCCGACAAACTTCCAAAAACGCCAAGTATTTCAGTGCCCCCAAAAATGCCATCAGTAATGGATAAAATAACAGCACCAGCAAAAGGAGTTGGTGCGAAAATAAGTGGACTTGCATCTAAAGTAACTGGAAAGGGCGCCGCAAGTGTCGCCACAAAGGGCGCCGCAACAGCTGGTAAGGGACTTGGGAAATCTTTATTGAAAAAAATCCCTGGCGTTGGTTTAATTGCAGGATTGGGATTTGGTGCTCAAAGAGCATTTGGTGGAGACTTCTCTGGTGCAGGCCTAGAGGTACTTTCTGGACTTACTAGTATAATACCAGGCCTTGGTACTGCTGCGTCAACAGCGATTGATGCTGGACTCATGGCGAAGGATATGGGTGCATTTGATGGTGAAGAAGGTGCAATCGCACCAGAGATTTCTCCAGAAGATCAAAAAGCAGAACTTCAGTCAAAAATTGCAGAGGCAAAAGACAGAATTACCAGAAGTGAAGGTGGTGAAAATGTTTATTGGGGTAGAGATTCTAAAGGTAGAGAAGAAGATACAGCAGAAATAGAAAAACTACAAGCTGAATTGGACAAATTGAATATCACTCCAAAAGAAGAAAATGCATTTGCGAATCCATCTGCACAAGAAATGATGGATTTTGATTCTGGTGTTTCTGCACAACAATCATTCTCAAGTGATGTTCCTAACAAAAAATTAGAAGCGTCTAATATGATGGACAATGCTGCTATGGATAAATCTACAGCAGATGCGAAACAGGCCGCAAATATTATTAATGCACCACAACAAAACACTGTGAATAATGTAACTAATAATTCGACAATTATGCCTAAACAAAAACCAGAAGTAAGACATACTGATGGTGCTGTAAGAGATGCTAGATTATCACTAGTAGGTGCATGGTAGGAACCTTTCAGTCCCTACACATAACTCTTTTTGCTTCTTCGTATAAACCCTGCTGTACAAGAACGTGTGCGGCTCTTGCTCTTCCAATACGTTCAAAAGTTTCTAAAATTCTTTTAAACATCTTTTAAATCCAATTCCATTGCAATAGATTTTATCTGTGATCTTGCAATACCAATATCACTTAAATCTTTATCGGATAGTGAACTTAATTCTTTTATAGTTTCTTTTTGAAGTTTTCTCAATTTCATTCTTTTTTGTAAATCACGAATAAAATCTACAAATGGGGTAATGTTTAACCATTCTGATGCTGTTAATACTAATTGTGTCATCTAATTCTCCGTTAATTAACATACGGCAATATAGACATAAACATAACTGCAGCCACAATAGTAAGTGATACTGTAAGAACACTCAAACTCTTAATAATTTCTTCGACACTCATTTTATTCTCCTGTGTATGATATGTGTGAAATGTCAGTGATTCTGACATTAATATTTATTTCGCAAGTGCAGAAAATTGTCATATAATTTTCGCAATTTCGATATGCAATGTGAACATACCTAAGACAAAAAAAGGGCAAGGATTTCTCCCTGCCCTTTCCCCACACTCAGTTCTTTCTATGCGATAATAGATGGCGGTCGAGTGTGTTGTATACCTTCTATTACCTGTATGGACTTTGTGTCGTGTCTTACACTAACACTTCAGTGCCACCAACTGTCTAACTTTCATCCGCAAGACGTTCAAAGTAAGAGATTGAATCATCTTCCTCATCTTCATTATAAGACACAGACTTTGGTTCTGGTGCAGGCGCAGATTTAGTCTGAGTAGGTTCAGTGTAGTATGAAGAATCATCAGAAACAAAATCTGTTTCTACTGAAACAGCAGACTGTTGAAGTCCAAGAACACGATCAAGGCGTTCCTTGAGTTGTTCGTAAGACTTGAACTTCTCTTCACTTACAAACTCTTGCAATGAATATAGTTGGTTATAGATTGTTTCCAATTCCGAATCATCATCTGCAAGCGCTGCCTGTGAATCGAATTCAGACTTGTCATAGTTACCATAACCGTCAACAGTACGATACTTCAGTTTGAAGTTTGCACCATCCCAAAAATCAAATGGGTTGTAACGAGCTTCATCTTCGAAATGAGGATTCATTGCCTCGTTCAACTTGTCAAAGATTTTCTTACCGTATGAGTAAAGAAAAACTTTTCCTTCATTATCTGGGTTTGCAGGATCTTTTACAACATAAATGTTCGAAAGGAACTTAAGTTTACGTTTACGATCACGGGCAAGGTTTTGATTGTCTTGTGAACCAGTATTCCATAGTTCAGTATTAGACTCACAAACAGGACACTGTTTGTTGATTGTAGTAAGACAGTTATCAATCAACCAACCGCCTGGGCCTTTAAAACCATGATTAAATACACGAACCCAAGGAATATCTTCACCATCTGCAGGGGGAAGGAAACGAATTACAGCATAACTGTTACCATC